ATCTGATCAAGTTTGTCTTTGTAAAGAAAAAATCCTTAATAATCTATTGACTATTAAGGATTTCTTTTGGGTGACTGAAGGGACTCGAACCCTCGACATTCAGAACCACAATCTGAGGACTTGTTAGTTTTATATCCTTGATAATCAAATTGTTATTTGTTTATTTTCTATTGTATGGGTAAACAATGGGGAAACATTTCGCAAATCTATTTCTTAACGTACACGATTTCTCCTAAATGCAATTTCCCATTAACTATTTGATAATTTATGGTTTCTGTGTTCTTTCCTTCAAATGTTGATGTAAATGTATTTTCTGTTGCACTCCATGTCAACTTTTGCTTACCAAATTCATCTATAACTCCATCATCGGTTGCCCAAAAATACCCAGAATGATCTGATTTAAGTTCGAGATTTAATACTTCAAATGTTGATTCGGTATCTTCTACCCAAATCCCTACAAGGCGATTTTCGTAATCGTTATTTTCGTCATCTGATGAACATGCAGTAAACAAAACTATTGGAAGCATTGCCATTAAAAATAAAATCTTCTTCATAATCTTAGATATTTAATTTGTTATTATTTATGTTCATTTCTAAGAATGCTTATAATATCTTCTTTTGACTTAATTATTATATCCTTCTCAAAAATGATTTTTTCTAAATCTATTATTCTTTGCGTTAAATATTTGCAACATTTCATGCTTTCTATTTCGATAAAATCAAAGCTATAAATTTCTACTGTTCCATCAGGTTTTATAACTTGTTTATAACCACCTTCCTTAAACGAAATGTTGAATGTGTTTCCTACATTTGAATACGTAGATTTGTTATCTCCTTGTATGGATCCACAATTTAGGTTAACATCACATTCGTTCATTTTATATGCTTTTAGTATTAATCTATAAGCATATAAAACGTTTTTTAAGGAGTATTGTTTATTAAATGCGTGTATTATTTTATCTTAGCTTTTAAATTTTCAATTATTTCGTTTTTGGTTTCAATAGTCTCATTTTTTGCTTGTATAATATCATCCTTTTCCTTCAATCGAAGTTCAAGAAGTTCTATTTTTTGTTTTAAAAACTCTGTATCTTCATTAGAGGTATTTCCGACATTATTATACGTAGAACGATTATTTCCCCCAATGGAACCAAAATTTTGACCATAGTTCATATTTTCGTCTTTGCTTATATGGAAAACTTCATGTATTTTCTTCCCCATGCTCTCATTATATGGTACACGACCGTTTATCATATCAGATAAATATGTGCTTTTTACCCCCAGTCTTTCAGCAATTTGACTTTGATTCAAATTGAATTCATATTTAATTCTGATTATTATGTTTTTAAAATCTTGATTTATAGGCATAAAACATATTTTAACTGTATTAATATGAAAATAATTCGTATTTGGTATGAATTATATGAATAAACTTCATATATTTGCATCATCAATCATTCAATCACGATACAAAGATAGAAAAAAGGTTGGTAGAATAAAATAGTATAAACGCATTAAAAATAAAAGTTATGAAAGCAAGAGATTACAGATTGGTAATAAATGGCAAATATAACAGACGCGCCATTATGCAGAAAGCTTGGGCTTATATGAAGCAGAACAAGGCTTTCAAGTGGTATTCTTTTGCTAAGGCTTTGAAAGATGCTTGGACAGATGCAAGTTTGAAAATGGACGAGTATAAGGCACAGGTAAATCCAGTTTATACCGACTATCCGAAGCCTGCCAATAACTTTAGACAAGCCATTATCGACTTGCAACCGACATTGAGATACTACGATAATTCTTGGCGATAACATTAACAGATAAAAGATATGAATATGAGCAGATTAACAAAACAAATAATAATGTTCGTTGCTGGTATGGTTGCATTTTTCTTCGTACTTGGTATTGCGGGCAAATGTGACTATCAAGAAGCTGTAATGCAAAACATTTCTTGTGCTGCGTACAATGAAATTGTAGAGAAAGTAGGTAATGATACTGATAACGTGATAGAAGAGTATAGGCAACATCAGTCTTACTACGATAGCATTGAATAATTCATGATAACCTTGCTGACGAACTGAACGGCATCCAGTAGCGAGAACTGGGCAGGGTTCTTTGATTAAGCTCTTTGAAATATTGTAAAACCCTTTGTAGCGTAATTCATAAACTACGAAGGTCAACCAAAGATAATGAACACACATAAGCAAGTTGGAGCTTGTGAGCTGTGCAATGTTTAACAATTAGCAGAAAACACCGCAAAGAATCGTCTCAGAGCAGTAAGCATACAGGTTAGGCGTCTGTACTGTTTTCGACAATATAGCCTTACAGACAGCTAAAGACTGGCAACCGATAGCGAGAATCGGGTGGGGCACAACACCGCAGAAAAGGTTAGCGCTATTACCGTATAAAAAGCCGCGAGGGATACAAAGTACACGTTACCCCTTTACCCTTATACGGGCGGTCGTTTTTTAGATTTTAAAAAGAACAAATCTACTAAGTTCGTTTAGGTTTTCTTCGGGTAGTCTGTGAAGATAGCCCGAAGTGTTTTTAGGGCGTTCGGTGTAATGGCTAACACACCTCATTTGAGGAGACTGGCGGTTCGAGTCCGTCAACGTCCACCAATCATTTTAATATAACATTTATGGAAAAAGTAGAAAGTAAAGAGAAAATGAGAAACTTGAAGAAAGGAGCTTCAATAAAGCTACCTATATCTTCGCTTGAGACAATTCGTAATAATGTGTCTCTTCTGAATGCTAAACATCTTCTTGAAGGGAAAAAATGGACTTCAAAGTCTTATCCCAAAAAGGGGATTGTTATTGTGACAAGAATGTCATAATTTTTAACTCGCACGATTATGAACCGAATATTTACAGAGCTTACACCTGAGTGCGAAATAACAGCGCGAATGTATGCACAAGGGTATGAGAAAAAGGAAATTGCCAATCTTAAATGCCGGGCGGTCAGCACAATTAATAATCAGTTACAAAAGGCTTTTGAGATATTGCATGTACGTAATGGAAGGGAACTTGCTACAATGCTTCACGAAAGGATATCCGGAATTAAATTTACTATGGACTTTTCGCCTATCATGCGTTCTGCGGTTGCTTGTTGTTTGTTGTGTGTATTCTCTCTTTCAATTTATCATGAACAAAGTGATATGAGAAGGTCAAGAAGGGTTAGAATAGAAATAATGGAAAGAGTTAGGAGGTTATAATGAATATAGAGGATCTTCAATCTATAATGATTGACAGTTATCAGGTTGGATATATGGAAGCCATAAAATCTTATGAACCGTCACAAGATAGTATCAGATTAAGAGAGGTGAAAAAGTGGTTGAAAATGATGAAAATAGACTTGAAACGGTTTAATATTCTTGTTCAAAAAGATATTATCAAACCATTTCGTAAAGGTCAAGGGAAGAACTCACCTCTTTACTTTTCAAAAACGGAAATTAAGCAGGCTCTTTCAGTTGCTAATGTTAGCAGAATACTTGCAAGAGATAAAGTTAAATCAGTAATTAAAAAGAATGATTATGAATGAACTTAATTTATATCAAAAGATACAAGCTGTTTCCAATGAAATAAAGAACATCGAGAAAAACATGACCGTTGGAAAAGGGAATTATGCCTATAAAGCGGTACAGGACATAGATGTCACTCTTGAAGTGAAAGAAGCAGAAACTAAATTCGGGCTTGTCAGTATTCCCGTCAAACAAGAACTTGTAAAATCTGATATTATAAAGATTGTAAAAGACGGTGGTGGAGAATCCATACAATATATGGATATCGTGAAAATGACACTACGCATCATTAATCTTGAAAAGACAGATGAATTTATAGACGTAGAAAGTTTTGGTCGTGGTCTCGACCCTGGAGATAAGGGTTTTGGTAAGGCTTCGACTTACGCAAGGAAATACGCTCTTCTGAATGCTTATAAAATTGCTACTGGTGAAGACCCTGACGAAAACAAATCAAAGGAACAAATACCTGTAACAGTAGATGAAATCAAAAATGCTGTTATAAACTACATGATGCTTGACAACGAATTTACACAAAATATTCTTTCTTATTTCAATGTTGGAAGTTCTGAGGATATGAGTGCTGAACAGTTTAAAATGGCTTACAATAATTTAAAAAAGAAAGGTAAGATATGATAGAAACGATGTATATTGGTAGTGGCGATATTCACGCCTTGATGAGTGGGAAAGAAACCAAGTCCCATTCATCATTAATGCAGCGTTTTGTCAGCGGTGTAAAACCTAATTATAACGCTTATGCAAGTCCGATAGACGCTCTACGTACAGGTGCTATTCTTGAGAATAGATACCTTCTTACATTGCCCGATAATTATTTCACACAATATGTCGTGACGTCAGAGGAAATGGATGTGTTCAAGTGTAGTTTGGATTTCGCAAAAATTGAAAAGGGGAAACTCGTAGATTTCGATGAGTTGAAAACTCTTGCGCTTTCTGATTACCTTGAATTTATTGAACCTATCAAGCATGACAATAATTCCCTTGTTGATTATGTAAAGAAGAAACACAAGTCTTACTACAACCAAGTGCAGGAACAGCTTTACTGTACAAGGCTTGAAAGTTGCAATCTTGTTTTTCTCTCTGTCACATCCTATGATGATAGTTATAATTGGAATAGGGTAATCAAGTCCAATGAGTATTGTAAAGTAAGAATCACTCGTGACGAGAAAGCTATCTCTAAAATAAGAGAGAGAGGTTTCATATTTCAGCAGATTAAAGACTTTTATACTAAATAATTATGGCAAATACATTGACAGGAAAGATTTTACACATCTATCCTACCCAACAAATACCATCCAAAGATGGTAGTAAAACCATCCTCAAAAGAGGAATAGTAATAGATTGTACGCGATTTGACCCATATACAGGTGAAAAAAGCAGCTTTGAAAATACTCCCATGTTAGAGTTTATCGGTGACAGATGTGCCGATCTTGACAAGTACCAAGCTGGGCAAGCAGTCACCATCTCATTTGACGTACAAGGCACACGCTACCGTAACAAGGATGGTGTAGAGCAGATATTTACTCGTGTTCAACCATATCGGATTGAACTAAGACAAGCATCGCAGCAATCCGTACCAGTTCAACAACCAGCGCCACAACCGACATATCAGCAACCGCCGCAGAATTTCCCGCCACCTGTTGCTACCAATGGTAATGCAAAGGACGGCCTTCCTTTTTAGTATATGTCCCTTTACGATACTTCAAACCCTTTGCAGAAAGAGCAATTCAAGGCTCGTTCTGCAAAGCTCGCAGAAAGCGGTAAGGTTGTAGAACTTACAGAGAAAAAGCCTAAAAGAAGCTTGCAAAGCAATAAATATTTGCATGTGATTTTAGGCTACTTTGCGTGTGAGACTGGAAACACGTTGGAGTGGGTGAAGCAACAGTATTATAAAAAGCTTGTTAATCCATCCATTTTCATTCGTGAGAGAGACGACAAGTATTTGGGACGGATAAAGATATTGCGCAGCTCTGCTGATTTAGATAGTGCAGAAATGAGTACAAGTATTACCCGTTTTCGTAACTGGGCAAGTGCTGAATGCGGAATATATTTACCTTCTGCTGATGAAGATAGATTGATTCAACTAATGGAAATAGAGATTGAACGAAATAAAGATTATTTATAATGGCAGAAATATGGAAAGATGTTGTCGGATATGAAGGTTTATATCAAGTATCAGACAGGGGTAGAATTAAATCTATATGCAGTTACGTAAGACTACAAAATGGTGAATTAATGAAGAAAAAGCCGCATATCCTTAAACTACAAGATAGATGTGGATATAAATGTGTAAACCTATTCAAAGGCGGACGCTCACATACACTTAACATTCATCGTTTAGTAGCAGAGGCTTTTTTACCCAATCCTCATAGGTATTCAGTTGTAAATCATAAAGATGAAAACAAAAGCAATAACAGCTTGTCTAATTTGGAATGGTGTACTCACGCTTATAATTTGAGTTATGGTACTGCCCAAAGAAGAAGAGCCGTATCTCAAGGTAAAGTAGTTCTTCAATTAGATAAGAACGGAGCTTTTATAAAGCGACATTTGACATTAATGGACGCTTGTAGAGATACCGGCATAAATTTTCAAAATATCTCACAATGTTGTAACAACAAAAGAAAAACGGCAGGTGGATATTGTTGGAAATTTGAGGAACAGCAAGAAATACAAAGAAATCAAGAATTTATTTAATCATGAATGACTTATTCGGGAACGAGGTTAAGCCTCCAAAGGTTTACAAGCGTGACAGCATAGGCAGGTTTGCCGATGAAAAGACAGCCAAATACGAGCGTGCCTTAACGGATGCGGCTAAGTATAAGCAAATGTATCTCGCAGCTCAGTCCCGGATGAGAGGCATGGCCAAAATATTGAGAATGAAAGATGAACTAATTTCTAAATTAAAGAATAATGGATAAATTTTTAGGTCAAGAAATCCCCGAAAAGGATAGATGGCAGTTCTTACAGGACAATGCCGATGCAGTAGAAGAGATTGGCTATACCCACCGTTTTACACCAGATGAATTGGCGCAAAAGAAAGAGTTGTTAGCCGAAACCTCAATCAAGATAAACGATATTGAGATTGAGAAGAAAGAAGTGATGGACGGGTACAAAGAACAACTTAAACCCCTGAACGAGGAAAAACAAACGCTTCTTGAGAATATTAAGAAAGGTACAGAGTATATTCCCCATGAAGAATGTGCTAAGATACTCGACCATGATGAAAAAATGGCAGGGTACTATAATAAACTTGGTGAGCTGGTTTATTCCCGTCCTATCATGCCACAGGAAATGCAGAAGACAATTTTTAATATTAATCGTAAAACAGGAACGGAATCATGATCGAAAACAAATTAAACGTGATTGTACCGAAAGATTATAACGGTGCACCAATTGAAGTAGTATTGAGAGAGGGGGAAGCACCCGTAGCACTCGACCCAAAAGAACCGGAAAGAGTAGTTATCAATGGAACGATAGATGCACCTCTCAGATGGTTGGAAAAACGTGTCGAACTGATTAATCAGAAATCGACCAATATCATTGTAAATCGTGATAAGATGGGGTTAGCATTAACAATTGATGAAACCAACTACTATCAGACAGAAATCAACGGTATTTTGCAGCCTTCAAAAGAAATGCAAGAGTTTGGTATCAATACCGAAAAGAAATGGGAACCTATTAAGCTATCCAAATTCTTGAAGATGCACCGGGCTTTCTTTACCGACAAGTCACAGAATATGATGCTCGTTTCTACCTTGAAGAACTTCAAGGCAAAGGTAAACCAAGACATCGAAAGAAGCAAAGAAGAGAATGGTAGCAAGGTAGATAACTACTCGCAGGTGGTTGATTCTAACCTACCGAAATCCTTCAAACTGAATATCCCTCTTTTCAAAGGGTTTGCCAATGAAGAAATCGAGGTTGAGATTTACGCTGATGTAGACGGTAGAGACGTATCTCTTTCCTTAGTATCTGCCGGTGCGAATGAAGCTATCGAGGAATACAAGAATAAAGTGATTGACGAACAACTGGGTGTCATCAGACAGATTGCACCGGGCATCGTAATCATCGAAGTATAACTTTGTTAACCTGCCTGCTCGGTCTGTGAAGATTGGGCAGGTGAATATGGAGAAGTGGTGTAATTGGTAGGCACGCCGTGGGTAGCGCGGTGAGTGTAATAGAAATAGGAAGTTGGTGCTTTTCCACCTTAGCAGTCATGCTATAGTAACAAGCCGAATAAACTCGTCCCGGTTCGAGCCCGGGCTTCTCCACAAACTTGTGTTAGAAAGGGGACATGAAAGTATTTAGTTGCAAATGGATATTTCTGTAATGCGCATACGGATAGTGTTCCCGATGGAATGATGTGAGCCACACATAAATGGCAAGAGTTAATAAATAATGGTTGTGCCCCGAAGAATGCGCTTCGGGGCTTTTAATTAGGTAAATATGAAGAGAGTAAGTAGTAAACAAGCAAAACTAAATAGAGAAATGGATAAGATAAAGAGAAACCTATCTCCTTATTGCTGTTTGTGCGGTCGTCCGGCTGTTGACCCAGCACATTTGTTACCTCGTTCTCTTTATCCTGAATACTATACTGAAGAATGGAATGTAGTTCCAATGTGTAGAAATCATCACGACCTATATGATGGAAACCGAGAGTTTCGCAGAAGGTGTACTGAATTAGTAAATATAGTCCGCTTACATGATGAACAGGCGGCTAACAGATATTTTGGCTTATGAAACAAATTATTCATGGGAAAGTCCCAAGTAAATCCAATTGTTACAAAGTGGTCACATTGAATGGTCATGGCAGTCTTGCCAAACAACCGGCATTAAAGAAATACGAAAAGTCTTTCTATCTTCAATGTAGCCAATACCGCAATAGAAATATATCGTCATTGTTTGAACTTCATTTGAACGTATTTTACGAGAATCAACGCCCTGATCTTGACAACTGTTTTAAAACGGTTCTCGATTGTTTGCAAGGATGTAAAGCTATCAAGAATGACCGTAATTGTGTGAAGATAGTAGCAGAGAAGTTTATCGACAAAGTAAATCCAAGAATAGAATTTGAAATTATACCGATATGCAATTCAAATTAAGAGACTATCAACAGAAAGCCTCTGATGCTGCCGTTTATTTCTTCAATAACAAGGCGAAGAAAACAAATGCCATTATGGTGTTACCTACGGGCAGCGGAAAGTCGCTTATCATAGCGGATATAGCCGCAAGGCTTGATGGACATACCTTAGTGTTTCAGCCAAGCAAGGAAATACTCGAGCAAAATTTCAAAAAACTCTGTTCATACGGTATTCTTGATTGCAGCATCTATTCAGCTTCTTTCAACTCAAAGGAAATAAGCCGGATAACATTCGCCACCATTGGCAGCGTGAAGAACCATCCCGAACTGTTCACCCACTTCAAGAACATCATCGTGGACGAATGTCATCTTGTAAACCCCAAAGAAGGAATGTACAAGGATTTCTTTGACGCAGTGAAGTGCAAGGTTCTTGGCTTGACAGCAACACCATACCGTTTAAGCTCCAGTCGTGATTTCGGTTCTATGCTGAAATTCATCACCCGGACAAAGCCTCATGTCTTTTCAGAGGTCATTTATTATGTACAAGTATCAACCTTGCTTAATATGGGATATTTAGCGAAGCTAAACTATTATCCAATGGATAAAGAACTCAAAAAATATAATGGAGGCGAGTTTAAGGAATGCAATCTGAAAAGAAACAGCACAGGTGCTGACTATACAGATGAATCAGTTAAAGAAGAGTACGAAAGAATAAACTTCTATGGTTTTTTGACTTCTATCGTCAAAAGGCTTTTGGATAATCAAAAAACAGGAGCTAAGAGAAACGGAATCCTTGTTTTTACTCGCTTTATGAAAGAAGCCCAGCGACTTGCCAACTCTATTCCTGGGTGTGCCGTCATATCGGGAGATGTTAAAATAACACCAAAAGCCGAAAGGGAAAGAATTCTATCCGCTTTCAAAAGCGGTCAGATAAAGGTACTTGCTAATGTCGGGGTATTAACCACTGGCTTTGACTATCCGGAACTTGATACGGTCGTTATGGCACGTCCTACGATGTCGCTTGCTATGTGGTATCAGATAGTAGGTAGGGCCATCCGGCCACACCCAAATAAAGAAGCTGGGTGGATAGTTGATCTATGTGGAAATATTAATCGTTTCGGATATGTAGAAAACTTAAAACTTGTTGACGGGGGTAATGGTAAATGGGCCGTATTCTCAAATGGTAGACAATTGACTAATATAAGATTCTAAAGATATGAGTTTAAAACCAAAATAATATGGCTGGCAGACCTACAAAACAGGGGATAGATTATTTCCCTATGGATGTCGGTTTCTTTTCAGACGTTAAGATAAGAAAGATTTCACGTGCTTGTGGTTCTCAATCCACTTCCATACTTATTTGCCTGCTGTGTAATATCTATAAAGATAATGGGTATTATATTTTGTGGGACGAAGATTTGCCTTTTGTTATTGCTGACACAGTTGGGGTTTCCGAGGGCGCAGTAAAGGAAGTGATGGTAAAAGCTTTACAGGTCGGATTTTTCGACAACTCGCTTTATGAGAAGTTTCATATATTGACTTCATTCGGAATACAAAAGCGTTTTCTTCTTGCCACCTATCAAAGAAAAGAAACTGAAATTATTCCTGAATATCTAATTAATAATGCAATCAATCCAATTAATTGCACAAATAATTCAATTAATCATGTGGATAATGAACAAAGTAAAGTAAAAGTAAAGAGAAAGAAAAATAATACCCCCTCACCCCCTTTGAAAGGGGGAGGTGGGAAAAAGAAAAGTGAGCCTAAAGCGATCAACGTAAAGGCCCGCTTTCTTTTTGAGGATTATTTCAAGAAAACTTTCTCTGATAGCTATTATTGGACTGCCAAAGATGCAGGGGCTATGTCGCAGCTATTAAAGAAGCTTAGGTTTCAAAGAGAACAAAGACAGATGGATGTTTCTGATGAATCTCTGCTATACGCACTTCAATATCTTCTTTCATCAATTAAAGAGGGATGGATATTTGATAATTTTAGCGTAACCAACATCAATTCTAAGTTTAATGAAATTGTATCTCAAGCAAGAAATGGAAACAATCGGAAAATTGATACAAAGCCGGACGAAAGCTCCGCCGGTATCAAATCAATCGTATTCGGAAAGCAAAGCTAATCAGAAACAATGGAGTAAAGAACAGGCTGATATGTATTGGCGTAATCAACTTGTTGCATCCATGAAAGCGATCTCGCCAAATTTTACGGTTGATGATAGTAATCGCCAATTGCTGAAAGCTCTTTATCAATGGGTTTGGGGGATTCCCGGAGTATTTGATGTAAGCAAGGGGTTGTTGCTGCATGGACCTATTGGGGTGGGTAAGTCCACCTTGTTGAAAGGGATGCAGAACTATACGGCAAAAATCGCCCGTTATTGTATTGGTGGTGCAGATGTGGGGCTGACCTTTCAGTTTACCAGTGCTGCCGAAATTGCCTTGCAGTTTGCCGAGAAAGGTATTTCCGGACTGAACCTATACACAGACAGGTCGTGCATGCACAATCTTGCTATTGACGAGGTAGGAAGGGAACCTATGGATGCCAAACACTTTGGTACGGGTATTAATGCCATTCAGACCGTATTGCAACTCCGTTATGAGCAGCGATATAATTTCTATACCCATATGACTACGAATCTTGACCCGGATACAGAGTTTTCTCAACGATATGGAGCCTATATCGCTGACCGGGTGAAAGAAATGTTTAATGTGGTAAAAATCGAGGGAGAAAGCCGAAGATAATGCCAAAGAAAAAAGAAATCCTTTTTACTGTGTATTGCCGAAGATGTGCATACGCTAAAGATTTTATTGAAAACTCATGCTTCTGTATGGTAAAAATCCACAGGGTATGTGCGTGTGACCGATACGGAAGAATATGCGAAAGATTTAAAGACAAAAAATAAAAACAAATGAATACACAATTTGAACGTTCAGCTAAACCTACCGATGAGTGGTATACACCAAAAGAAATAATAGACGCATTGGGGAAGTTTGATTTAGACCCATGCGCTCCGGTTCACCCGTTATGGAAAACCGCAGATGTAATGTACAACAAGGACAATGACGGGTTGTGTCAAGAATGGTTTGGAAGAGTTTGGCTTAATCCTCCCTATTCAAAGCCTATGATGTGGCAATTTGTAGAGAGATTATCGGAGCATGGTAACGGTATAGCCTTGCTATTTAATAGATGTGATAGCAATAAATTTCAAGACATAATTTTTGAAAGAGCTACGGCGATGAAGTTTTTAAGAAATAGAATAAAATTCTTTCGCCCGGACGGTACTCGCGGAGATTCGCCCGGATGTGGCAGTATCCTCATTGCTTTTGGAGAGGATAATGCAGAAGTGCTAAGGACGTGTGATATAGCAGGTAAATATGTACGAATAAATTAAACTTACAATAATATATTATGATTAAAAAACTATTACAGAAGTATCAAGCGTACAGGGATAAAAAGTTCCTTGCACGCTTGGAGAGAGTGTTAAACAATAATGTGGTGGGCGCAAACTTATTTATAGAAAAAAATATATTTTCACTCAGGGGATTTCACATGTATTTTCCTAAAGGCGCAGTGGCGGATTTGCTAAACAAAATTCCTCCAAGTCTTGTCGAAGAACGTCTTCGTTCAGGATATTACGAGAAACGAGAGATTCCGCAATCAGGTTTAGACTTTTAGAATAATAAAAACAATTATTTCCTACGGAAGCATTTATATTGTATTTTCCTGAAAGGCTGTTTATTAGATCTCTTTGAAAAATAAAGTTCCCTGCATCTTGTTTTCCTCTGCATGGAATGTTAAGCTGTTTGCAGATTGAGATAGTTAGACCAATTACTTCTTCAGGGCAGTAGATTGATGTTTTTATAAACTCTTTCATAAGTTATAATTTTTAGAATTTGACGAAACAAAAGTAACAACAAAAAGGAGCATATCCAACAGTTATAATGATAAGTTAGAATTTGACACTTAACCTTTCATTAGGATGTGCTCCTTTCAAAAATTTGGGTAAAACAAAAAGAAATGAAACAGACATTGGAAGAAGCCGCTCATTCTTTCGCAGAAAGTAGAAGCAGCGGAAGTGCATTCCCAGCATATTATGCAGGCTTTATCGCTGGTGCAGAATGGGCAATGAAATTGAAACATGATAAAGTCAAACTTATGTGTATTAAAGATAGTAATAAAAGGTGTAATCAATGTCACGAATGCGATGTATATGTATTAAATCCTAGCTATTGATATGAAACAGACAGTAGAAGAAGCTGCAATGGACTTTGCAAATTATGAATCCAATAATTTAGATAAACTGCCTTTTAAGGTAAAAAATGTGGTCGATTATGACAATGGACTGACGAGGGGTTTCAAGGCTGGTGCTGAATGGCTTGCAAATCGGATTAAATCAATCATGCAGGACGATTCACTGACAGACGGAGAAGTTATAGAGAATATTCATAAACTCTTAAATTTATAATGACATGAAAGAGGTATGGAAAGACACAAAAGGAGTGTTTGGGTATCAAGTTAGTAATTTTGGACGAGTTAGAAGCATTTTTAGTAGATGGGGGAAACGAGCGTATCCAAGGATAATGAAAGGTTCTATAGATTCTCATGGATATGTTCAGGTAACAATTAGCATTAATGGGGAAAGGAAACTAATGTTTGTGCACAGGCTTGTTGCAAAAGCATTTATACCAAACCCTTTAAATTTAGAGATGGTAAATCATAAAGACGAGAACCCTTTAAATAATAATGTTGATAACTTGGAATGGTGTACAAGGTCTTACAATAACTCCTATGGGCATGCGACTGATAGTTATCGAAAAAAGATTTGTTGCATACATGGAGAAACTGCTTACGTTTTCAAATCAATAAAAGATGCTTCAATTAAAATGAATATTCCAACAACATCTATTTTCAACTCATTAAAAAGACGTTCGCCAATGGTTAGCAGAGGTCTTATGTTTTATTATGTTGGTAAAAACGAAATCCCCTCTTTCGATGAGATACTCGAAGCCAACAAGGATGTACTGGAACGGATTAAAGAGAAAGGAGATTGAGATATGAAATTTCCTAAAGTAAAGAAAAAGCAAAAGATTGAAAGGGTTTGTTACAACTGTAAGCATTATTATAAATGCACTGACAGATTTAACAGAGATACTATAAACTGTGATAAATTCAAATTTAATGCTTTATGTAAGAGTGTTTAAAAAAAAGATTAGATATGAAATCAAAACAAGTATTATCAATAGATCAGATGAAGCACCTGAGGGAGCTTGGCTTGGATACGAGTGATGCAAGTATGTATTGGGCAAGAGTATCGCATGGAAGTCGTGTTGATGATAAATCCAAAGGTAAATGGTTTTTGAGTTTGCAGAAATAATTCCAAGTTTGTGGTTTTATGTCATATGAATCAATTCCCACTTACACCTTGCAGGACATTCTTGACAAGCTGCCGAGTTATATTACATACAATGATGAAGAATATCAACTGCAAATACTTCCGCCTTGTATATGTTATAGATACGTAAATTATACGTTTGACGATTTAGATTATAAAAACAATGTGGTATATTGGAAAACGCATATAATATGCTGTGCTGGTGTATTGAAAATGGATATATTTTAAAGAGGGTGAACAATGAAAGCGAGAATAAAAGAAACTGGAGAAATAATTGATGTTGAATGTTGTTTCTATGCCAAGGTTGGTTCTACTGACCCGATTATTCCTAATGGGTTACTTGAAATTTTGAAAGATGATGAAACTATTGATTGGGAGCAGAGACGTTATGAATTGGCGAAAGTTATTACACAGGGGCTTTTATGCGCTCCGGTTGTTGAAGGAGCAGACCCAAATCCTACACTTGATGACTTTGCGTATGTTGTTGTAAGAAATGCGGATGCTATAATAAAGAAATTAAAAGGGGAATAACCATGGATATAGAAGAAGTAAAAAACAAGAAATCGAAAGCTGAAATGGAGATAGCTCATATTTTGGAAAAACTTGAAGCTGAAATAGGTTTAGAAGTCAATAATATGATTTATATACGCAGGGAAAGTGAAAAATCTACGTTATCTGCTTTGCCTGTAAGAATAAAAACAAAAATAATCTTGACGTTTTAATTATGGAAGTAAAGAACGGAATAATAATAGACGGGGTGCTGCATGAAGCAGAGAAAGTGTATAATGAGCATTCTGATTGCAGTTACTGCTCGTTGCGTTATGAATGCGATGAATTTGAGAGCCAATACGAAACGTTTCTGTGTGTTGAAATTAAATGTTTTCGTTTCGTCAATCGTGGCAAAGTGACAGATATTAAGATAGATAAGGAGGAATAATTATGGGATTTTCGACACCAGCGTTTATACGCAAAAATACACCGGAATTAAGAAAGAAGTTGGAAAAATTAGGATACAACCATCCTACTGATGTAATTGAAGATGAAAGGTTTTGTATTGCTACATCACCAGTTAACTGCAATTATCATATTATTATTAAAGGGGCTTTTGATGCTACAAATCCTTATCGCACATGGAATTGTGCTGGAAGAATTGATTGTGGAACCAATGAAGAGCTTTTCTTAGCTATTGCTGCATTGAGGGATGATACAGATGACAATCAATGGTTTACCAACGGCAAGGGAGATTGGGGTATGTATCGGGATGGCTCTGACGGTAATTTGCCTGGAATGGATTTCTTTGGGATGCCAAACGACTTTGATTTATCTCATTATCACAAGGCTACCGTAAACGAACTGATTGAACATTTTAAAATATGAAAAAGATAATTATTCTTTTAGCGATAGTCGCACTGCACAGTTGCGACATTCCTGCAAAATACCCAATAACACATCATACACGTTCAGACTGCATTACTTACATCAATGATAGCATAGTAGTTATCAGTACTAATGTGAGTGGTCTTGATAATTACGAAACGAAGATTATTAATTTGAAAAAACAATAACTATGGCCGAAGAACTTGTAGCATTAGAGACAGCGAAGATGCTGATAAAGAAAGGATTTAATGAGTGTAGAAATGTTGTTGATATTAACAATATGTCAAACGGTGATTTACCAAAACGATGCTTTTCTCAGCCTACACAATCTCTTGCTCAAAAGTGGCTACGTGAAGTCAAGAACCTGCATATTGAAATATACCGTAATGCTTGTGGTTATGGATATATCATTGTAAAAGCCAATAACGGCACATGGATGAAAGCCGATGGTTCCAAAGGCCCTAATGATGGTGGGAAGTGGGACGCCTACGAAGAAGCACTCGAAGCCGGGATTTTTGAAGCATTAAAACTTATATGATTATGGATAAGATAGGATTAAATATAGGCACTATGAATAAATGTTGTATTAATTGCAAGTATTCAAAGGAAGCGTTTTACGATCTATTTGTAAGGTGTGTATATCATCGCTTTTATCCTTTTAAACAATTTGTATGCAATAATTATGAATAGAAACGAATACCGGGAACGCTGCAAACATTACAGCCATTACAGCGGGCAGTGCTATAAAAAGTCGTTCATATCAGGCATAGCAAACAATGTGCATGTGAATATGAAATGTGACGGTAAATGTCCTCGCATGAGGAATTACGATAAGAGAAACGGAATATTAATTGATAAAGAAATAACAGATTAATCTAAATGAATGCACTAAAACGCTTTATATTTATAATATTGTTTATGCCTATATGTACTATAAATGCTATCTATGATACTATGATGTTTATAGTCAAAGGCGACAATCACGAATGGTTTGTAATGCTTAATTGGCTGAGTAATAAATTAATAGATAATTGATATGGAAAAAATCAAATGTATAACTTTCGATAAAGCAGCACAAGATGTTTTGTCGGAACAAATCAAGGCTAAGATGAAAGCTAATATGAGCAAAGCCAGACGGGAAGAATACAAAAAGCTGTGTTATAACTTTGAGTATAAGTTTGGAGAATATATACCCAGTTGCGCATTAAAGTATGGAGAATGTGATGAAGATTGTGAATACATGAGAAACTTTAAAAATAGTAAACATGAATTTAAATAAATTGCGCGATCGCGCCTATAAAACCGCCTGTGAACATGGTTTTCATGATGAAGAATTGAGTAACGAACATTGCCTCTGTCTTGTCATATCCGAGCTTATGGAAGCAGTGGAAGCAGATAGAAAAGGGAAATACTTCAAAGGTATATTGACTTTTGAGCGTGAGTTTAACCGTTATTCCGCATTAGTGGAAGAAGAAAAACGATTTAAGTGCTCGTTTGAAAGACACGTCAAAGATACAGTTCCTGATGAGCTTACCGATGCCGTTATCCGCCTGCTTGATTTGTGCGGACTGCGTGAAATTAAGTTGGAGAATGACTGTTTGGATGATGAAGTGCTTGAAGAATATTCGCACATATTCATTGGCAAAACATTTACAGAGTCTATTTTCAATATTACTAAAAATCTTATTGATAGAGATATATCCTACTCTCTAATTAAGATTTTCGGGCTTGCCAAGCATCTTGACATAGATTTGCTCTGGCACATTGAGCAGAAGATGCGATACAATGAATTGAGGGAAAACAAACATGGAAAGATATATTGATTATGAAAAAATACTATTACTATACTTATCGATCCAAATCAGGTGGAATATACTGCGCTGTATGCTCGATTGAAGATGGTGATTTTGATTTAAATCGCATGATGCGTGATTTGTATAAAGATTACGGGTGCGTGTGTATAATCACTTTTTGGAAAGAAATATCCAAAGAAGAACACGAAGGGTTAATGGAGTTCTGTGATAAAGTTAATAAGGAGAGATAGTAATGAAGCATATATTTTTTTATTTGTAGGAATTTTGGCTTTATACGAAATCATGAAAGCCTTAAACTGTAAGAGGATTTATTCTCGTACATACGAATATATACATTTTCCCAAAGAAGATAAGAATACATATTTAAAAAAGCACCCCATGCTTCTTTTAATGAGTGTTTTGGATCTTTTTGGATGGATAACATTAATAGCAGGACTAATGACAAGTCAATGGGTTTTATTTTTGGCGGTGATGGCTTTGTCTTTATCAAGGTTTCAACGCCTCGGTAGTTGGGCTGTATGTATAGACAGTATTATCACTGTGGCTATTTACTTGTTTGCTATTATTAATACTTATCATTTACATATAGAATTATGAATAAACTGGAACACGTAGCTATCATTGATTTCTGTTACTGGAAATTGAATAAACTCAACGAGCAGCTTTCCAAGCGAAAATCAAACATAGAAATATTGGTTGACATCGCCTGCGGTTATAATGAAATGGAAGAAGCAAGAAAGGAGTGTATTTCCCTTTTGGAGCAAATTATAGAAAGCAAGAAAGCTATCGGTGCGGATTATTCGGGAGATAGCAAGTTACTTGATAAGCTGAAAAGTAAAGAAATATACGAGTAAAAAAGGGATGCCTGTACATCCCCTTAAAACAGCATTACGCCACTTTCTTACTATCTACCAAGAAAGAAAAGTATTTGGAATGTTTTGGATATATCCGCTTACCGTTCCTTATGATATACCGACAGAAAATACGAGTTTTGCCGTTTTCATTTTGCATTTGATTTTTCACAATAACACCTCCTCTCCGTTTTGCCTACTAACCTGTATTAGCAAGCTTTAAGCTGCACCCTGTCAAGTGCAACTAAAAAAGCCCAAAGTTACAGGACATTGGGCTTAAATGTCTTTTCTCAATGAGAACGGACAAGAAAGGTGACGAATGACAGTTCGTCGGGTTGGAGGTGTTAATGCTCCAAATCAAATGCGGTACAAATATAGGTTTTAGCCTACAAGTAAGGAACTTTATTAACGATTTTAATAGTCAAATTAACACATGAGTAAACTCTACAAAGCAACCATTTTCGGCAAACCGTTCATGCTTGGATGGTTCAGCCATGCGGACAAATGGTATCATAGAATTGGAATAATATATTGAGACAATGAGAGCAACCGAAAAGAAACTAAGAGACAGACACGCCCGTCTGCCTGAACAATACAAGAAGGTAGACACGACAGTCAACGGAGATGCAGAACACCTGATAGAGGAGCGCAAACAGCTTGAAAAGAACTTGGTTCCTCTGCGCCTTAGCAACACTACCGTTATCTACGTAACAAGGGATAAGCAAAACGAAGCGTATGCGGCAGTGGCGCGTAAACGAATGGGAATAGCCGAACCGAGGAAGGTGTTTGTTGACCCTCTTTCACAAGAGAACATTACAAAGATGTACAAAGAAGACGGCATAGCTCCCCGTAGAATGGCCGAAATATTGAATGTAAGCGTCAGGACGGTGTATCTAAGATTAGCCAAATACGGGCTTACAAAAGTGAAATGCAGATAATTAAAACTTGTAATTATGAAAGTATTAAAAGAAAATACAGTTTCTCTGATATAGAGTTTAAGCCTTACTTTACAGAGGAAGAGGTAAATTTTATCAAAAAGCTGAAATTGATGAAAGATGTTGATAAGTACATGCAAGGAGTGGTTGAGTTTGAGAATGGTTATGGCGTCAGTGTACTTTTAGGACAGTTGTTTCATTCAGACGGCAAAGATACATACGAGGTGGCCGTTACCTATGACGGCCATATAATCAACCGAGATAACGAGCAGTGGGTAGAATGCTTCTTGAACCGCTATGAAGTTGAGAAGCTGATAAATAATGTTGCCGGGCTTAATCCTATTGGCGTTGATTCGTTCAACAAAGGCGATTACTTGGTGTGTAATCTTGATAAATATCATATGTATATAGTCAGTCCGGAAAGAGAAAACATTAGATTGTTTGGTTCTTTTTACGAAAGAAGAAAAGCCACCTATGAAGAAAGAGAGAGGATATTCGAGAGATTGAGAAAATCATTAATTGTTTAAACAAAAGCTATGGAAGATAATACATTAGACCAAAACCTTTATACCACCGCAATGAAAGAAGCGCTAAAGGTGGAGTTCTTAGAAAGCAACGAAGAGATTAAACTATATGCCGCCTCGCTGTATAATGCGATGGTATGGGGTAGAAAAGTAAAATAACAAGTTTTGGGGACGTAAAATAAACTGTGTTGGCAAAGTTAATATTTTGTTCATTTTCTTTGCTGACACAGTTCAAATTACGGCCTCTAAGTTTTTTATTTGGCGTTATAGAAAAAGGGCGTATATTTGCAGCGTTACACTTTATGATAGGCAAGCCAATTGCCTGCCTATTCTTTCACGAAGTCAACTTTGTAATCCAACGCTTTTGCAATTTTGGAAAGAATATCTATGCCCGTACTGTATTTTCCAAGCTCTATACGGGCTATGTTTCCGGGAGCAATCCCAGTTAACTCGGATAATTGCGCTTGCGATATTCCTTTTGCCATGCGAAGCTCTGCTATTCGCTTGCCTATTCGTTCTCTGTCATTCATGGTTATCTGATTACTGCATCCTCTATTCTCGCAGGATATGGTCTGCCTAATTCATTCTTCGCATTTACTCTCTCAAGATCGATGGTAAGACCGGATATGTCTATACCTGCCTCTTCTGCCAATTCTCTTACTTGGTCTTCGTCACGAGCTATCGCATGGTACAATATAGTATCGCTGTGTTCTTCGTCAAAAATATTATAGCTATTCATATTATTTGCCCGTCATGCCGATAGCGCAGCATTATATATTATAATTTAATTTCGTTTTCGATTGCAAACTTAGCAAGGCAATAAGCCTGTTTTTCATAACATTTCATATATTTATCAACAGATTGACAAATTGAAACAATAAAGTCATTTCCGGATTCTTCAGCTTTCATTTCAATTTTAGAAAGCATTTCTGCTGAAATCTGATAGCTCATAGAGTTTCTGTCACCGGATGCGCATCCATTAATCCACATCATTTTGTTTTGAATTTCTTCAAGTGGGGTTAAAGCTTTCAATTCTGCCTTTTTGGGTGATTTTTTCAAGGAAACACCATTTTCGTCGGTAAGGTTGAATGCCATTTCCTTTTTTGAGAATCCAGCCTCATAAGAAACTTCTACATAGCCGGTTGATTTGGTGATAATACGAGTGATAGTACCTTTTTGACCTTTTTTGTTGAAAACAACTTGATTGATAGTAATCATAACTTTATGCCGCTTATCCGTTGCCGCCGGTTCTATTGTTATTTGATATTGCAAATATACTATCAAATTTGATAGTAAGCAAGCGAAATAAACTTTATTTTTTATGCTGTACAACACATAAATCACAATAAGACATTAATATTAACGAAATAAATTGTAAATATCACATATTGTTTATTATCTTTGCAAAAGCATGTCAAGTGGCATGTGTACCCATACTGACGAAAAGACATGAAAGGACTTACAATCAAACAAGAAAATTTCTGCAATTATTACATTGAAAGCGGTAATGCTTCCGATGCTTATCGTCGTGCCTATTCATCCGAGAAGATGAAAGACAAACAAATATGGGAAGAATCTTGCAAACTGCTATCCCGCCCAAATGTAGCCCAAAGGGTGAAAGAGCTCCAGGAAGAGCAGAAAAAAAAATCCGATATCACCAAAGAGGAAATAATCAAGTTGTGCGCTGATGTTATCAGAGGAAAGTCCATTACTGACTATACAGAAGAGTATGACGGAAAGAAGAAAATAAAAACCGTTTCCAAAACATGGGCAATAGAACGCGTATGCAAGATGTTCGGTCTTGACGAGCCTACAAAGATTGATTTGAAGAGTATGCTTTTTGACGTCGATACAGGAGATGAGTAAAAATGAAAAGATCACATTTGATTATCGGAAATTCAATCCAAACTTTCATCATTTAAAAAAAGCATTAAAAGATGATGACATCCGGTTTATCTTCTTGATCGGTGGCTCTTCTTCGTCCAAATCCTTTTCGGTTGCACAGGCTATATTATTGTTTTGCTTATCTGACGGATATAATACTCGTGTTTATAGGAAGACCGGTGCAACCATAGCGGACAGCATATATAAAGCATTTAAGGAAGCAGCTAACAGTCTCGGCGTTTCAAAAGCATTTGATTATAGGGAAAACGCTATTAAATGCTTCAACGGCTCATATATCACATTTAGCGGTCTTGATGATCCTGAAAAGATAAAAGGTCTTGAAAGTTATCAGTTTGTCGTATGCGAAGAGTTGAGTGATTTTGCCGAAGCTGACTTCAAGCAGATAAAAAAACGTTTAAGGGGCCGTTTGGGCCAAAAGATAATATCCATGTTTAACCCCATATCAGAGGAGCACTGGATAAAGAAGAATGTGTTCGACAAAGAGGACTTGCACGAGGTCGACAATTATCTGTATGGTATTAAAAACACATTGACAGGAGATGTATTGTCAAAGGAATACACTACAATAACCAAAAAACTTATTAACTCTCCCCGCATAATAACCAACCCACGTACAGGAGAAGAGGAAGTGCATGCGCCTGATACGTTGATATTAAAGTCTACCTATCTTAATAATTTTTGGGTTGTCGGTTCTCCTGACGGCACTTATGGTTTTTATGACAGGCAGGCGGTTGCCGATTTTGAAAAGGATAAAAATAGAGATTATAACTATTACCGCATTTACGCTCTCGGAGACTGGGGTAGCATAAGGACTGGCGGAGAATATCTGTACGCATTTGATGCAGGAAAACATAGGGGGAACTATCCGTATGATCCTAAAATACCCATTCATATATCGGTTGATAATAACGTACTTCCATATATTACCGTAACGCTATGGCAAAAAAACGACAACAATTTCAGGCAGATACACGAAATATGCGCGGAAGATCCTAATAATACCGTTACTCAGGCAGCGTCAATGACAAGGGACTGGCTTACGTCTATCGGGTATGCAGATGTGTTATTTGTTCATGGGGATGCCACTACAAGAAGCGGTAATACAATAGACGATGAAAAGAGGTCATTTTTGGATAAGTTTATTGAGTGCTTGGAACAGAGGTTTGTAGTTAATGACTGCGTTCCCGCCTCCAATCCTTCAGTCGCTTTGTCGGGTGAGTTTATAAACGCCATATTGTCCGGTAATCTATACGGAATAAATATAGGTATAGACTATTCTTGCAAGAAGTCAATAAGAGACTATGAGAACGTGAAGAAAGATGCTAACGGGGCTATTTTAAAGCAAAGGATTAAAAATAAGGAAACCGGGCAAAGCTATGAGGAGTTCGGGCATTGTACGGACACATTTAGATACGTTGTTGTAGACGTGTTCAAAAATGAATATACAAGATTCTCCCTCAAGAGGAAAAGAAGTGTTCAATCCGAAGATGATGTGTTGTACTTTAATGCGGATGCAGCCGGAAGCGAGTTATTATACGTTATTCCTGATAATTTCGGAATGATGACCGCTGTATCGTGCGTTATACATGATTACATAGATATAAAAAATGTAGTATATCATGGCTGCTATGACGGTGATCTGTTATTCAGATGTGTTGAAAACGCAAAGGGGCTTGTTATATTCGAGTGTGAAAAAGCTTTCTTCCATACAGTGAGGGAGCTGAGGGAGTTAAGGGAAATAAAGGTAATATCTTCTTCATCCGACTACAAGCTTAGAATAGAGGCTAACAAAGACTTTATCAGGAAGAAGGTAAGGTTTTCAGATGGTTATGAAAGTAATGCTGATTATCTGTTATTTATGAATGACTTTTTGGACTATAACGGCAAGGACAGCGCCTCTGCTATTAACATCATATCCGCCATGTCCAAGTATATAAGAAAGAATTTTTTTTAAATTGTTATTTTTACTTAGTCTAAATAAAAATAGTTCGTTTTTTATTTGCTATTCAATATGTTAGTTAGTATATTTGCATAAAATAATAGCCTTTGGTATGTTAAGTAACATACTACCCATTGTTGAACTAAAAGACCAAAGGCGATAATCATGTATATGGTTGTTGCCTTTTTTATTTAAGCATGAATTTATCTTTTGAGACAAAGAATTTTCATTTATCTATTGGAGGCAAGTCCAAAGATTTAATCAGCGACAAACAGGGGAATGTCTACGGATATGTGCGCAACACGCTATATGACATCGCCTCTCCTTATGTAGCCTCCGATAACTTCATAACCCTATACGAATCTGTGCCGGAAGTGTTTTTTCCGGTAAGATATTTGGTAGACAAGATTGTCAAGGGTAATTTTATCCTGAAATCGACAAAGGATGATTCGGTCGTATTCAACAATGACAGCATAAACAAGTTCTTGACACAACCAAACGCATTGCAATCATTCGATGAGTTTGTATCACTTCACTTTTTATATAAATTCCTGACAGGCAATTCCTTCATCAAAGCATCTGTGTTTTCAGAATCACAAAAAGAACTATGGAAGAGATGCGATGATTATTGGGTCCTTCCATCCGGCAGCGTTGATATTGTAGCATACAACAATGCTCCCTTGTTTTCTCCGGCAAGTGTATCTGATATAATCCAATATTACAGATTGTCTTATTCCGGTATTATGGATGATATGCCGCCGGAAACTGTTCTTCATGTGAAGGAGCCTAATGTAAACACCTTTACCTGTAACCTCAAGGGACAAAGCAGGCTTGTATCACAGATAAAGCCTATATCCAATCTTATATCTGTGTATGAAGCAAGGAATGTGATATACACAAAGAGAGGCGCTCTTGGTATTATAGTATCAAGGAAAAAGGATGAGACCGGAACAGTGGCCCTAACCCCTGGTGAGAAAGAGCAGATCCGTGAAGAATACAATACTGTGTACGGATTAGGAGGAGATAAATATCCGGTAGCGATAATAGATACGGATACGGACTTCATCCGAACCTCTATGAGTATTCAGGAGCTGCAACCGTTTGACGAGACGTTGCAGGATGCCATATCAATAGCCGGTGCGTTTTCTATACCTGCGCAGCTTGTGCCAAGAAAGGACAACAGCACTTTCAACAATCAGCAAACAGCGGAAAGAAGCGTCTACTACAACATCGTTATCCCGGAGGCTAAATCTTTCGCAAGAAGCCTTACCCGATTCTTAGGACTTGAAAACAGCGGTTTGTACTTAGATGTGGATTATTCAGACGTGGATGCCTTGCAATCAGGAAATAAAGAGAGACAAGAGACTTTAAACATCATCTCGGTAAAGTGTAAAAACGAGTTTCTTAGCGGGGTAATAACCCTTAATGATTGGCGGGCACAGATAGGTGAATCAAAGGTTTCAAACCCTTTATACGATAAGCTCATATTGGAAATGAGCGATCAGGAAGTGGAGAGAATCAAAGGTATTATTTCTTCAGGTAACACAAAATCAAATAGCAATGGAGCAGCTTAGAGACATAACATGTAAGACAAGGACGAACGATGTTGACGAGAAAGGCATTGTAACTGTCGCTGTAAACGGAATAGGCATTCAGGATGCGGATGGTGACATATCGGCTAAAGGTTCTTTCAATAAGACGTTGAAAGAAAACTTCAGCAGGGTTAAATGGCTGTATAATCATGACAGAGGCATTCTGCTCGGATGTCCGATAGAGGGTAAAGAGATTGACGGAAACCTTGTTATGACAGGTGCTATCAATTTAAAAAAACAGATAGGACGAGATGTGCTGGAGGACTACAAACTTTACGCAGAATACGGAAAGACCCTTGAACACTCTATCGGGGTAAAGGCTATAAAGAGAGACGATAAAGATAAAAGAATTGTAAAGGAGTGGTCTCTATGGGAATACTCAACCTTATCATCATGGGGAGCCAATCCGCAAACCTTTCTTATTGATATTAAGAACGCAGACAAGCAGACAATTCAGGAGCATATAGGTTTCCTTAAAAAAGCTCTTACGATGCGTTATTCCGATGATAAATTAAAAGAATTAGACATGAATTTAAGTTTGGTAGAAAAGGCATTATCCGGGCAGGATATTGTGACGTGTCCTCATTGCGGGCTTTCCTTTGATTACAATAGTGTGCCGGAAGAGACATTCGAAAACCAAGTATTGGACAGTGTAGGGAATTATACACGTTGGATAGCAGAGGATGTAGTGTCTGCGGAAATGGTAAAGCTTAAACCGGAGATACAGGAACAGGTTCTTAATATCATATCGTCAAAGAAAAGCATCGAAGAACTTGCCGCTTATGTAAGGTGTCCTAAATGCTATGCAAGGATTTATAAGAGTTTCATAAACAAGAATACAGAGCCGCCGGAGGGCACTCACCAAGAAGAAAGCCGCAAAAGCACTTTTTCATTGGAGGGACTCGCTATTAAAGGTTTAATATAATAATTAGAAGAAATGAATTTGATTGAATTTGCAAAAAAAGAAAACGAATTGACATTGGAGGAAAAGCAAACTCTTGGTACAATTCAAAAAAAGGTGAATGATACGGTGGAGGAGCTTCTCAAGGGGCTTATCTCTGAAAGTTCATTCAACGAGAAAATGAAAAACGTAGATGAGCAGCTTAAGGCCCTAAACGAAGACGGTAAGGTTGGTCTTGCTGTTAAGGAACTGGGCGAGTTCAAAGAAGAAATCAAAGAGTTGTCAAAACAGCTGGAAGTGTTGAAGGCAAAGGGCTTTAACGTAAACGGTAACTCTAACAATCTTGGCAAAAAGATTGATGAGTTCTTGGATTCAGAGAAGTTTAAAGACTTCTTGGACGGGAAAACAAAGAGTTCAGGCCGTTTTGACATTGATTTGAAAGATGTGACAGACCCGGTCAGCATGACTAATGACTATGCCGGAGACAAGCTAATCACTCGTCAAAGCAGCCTTGTTGTAACTAAGATCAATGAAGGAGCGCACATTCGCGACATCATGACCGTAGATCAGGGAGACCCTGCATATCCTACAATCACATTCACACAGATCTACGATCTTGACAGAAACGCTGCTGCTGTTTCAGAGAACGGAAGACTTCCTGAATCTTCATTCAAGATCAAGGAGCAGACCGTTGGCGTATGCCGCATAGGTACTTATGTTCCGTTGAGCAAGCGATTGCTTAAGTCTCGTATCTATGTACGCTCATGGCTTATGAACCGTCTTGCCTCTTGGGTTAGAATGGCTGAGGATTTCCAAATCATGTTCGGTGACGGACAAGGCGATAACCTGAAGGGTATTGCAAACTACGAAGATATTCTTCCGGCAGAAGATATAATCAGCGAAGACGTGGTAACCGGCGCTAAGGGTTCTGTTAAGTCGGTAAGCACTTACAATGGCGGCAAACAGTCCATTGTTGAGTTTACAGAAGCACAGCCTGAAATCATGGACGGCCAAAAGATTACGTTTGCAGGTTCTTCCGTTGAAGGTTTCAACTCTACTTATGTTGTTCATAAGATGAATGACAGAAAGATTGTTGTTGACTATGCATACGCTGCCGTAGCTGATGCGACATCCGCTGTCACATTCACAGTTAAGAACAACCTGTTCAATTCTGTTGTATCTCCTAATATCGGCGATGCAATCAATGCTATCTTCGCAATCATGACCTATGCGGAATACACGCCTTCGTTCATTGCGCTTAACCCGTCTACCGTATTCGATGCGGAAACTGCAAAAGATACATCCGGACGTTCTCTCGGCCTTGTTACTACTGTTAACGGTGTCAAGTATATCTCCGGAAGACCTATTATTGAAACAACGAAGATCAACCCGGGCAAGTATTTTGCAGGAGATATGACAAACGGCGCTTCTCTGGTCGACTGGAGCAATCTTAGCGTTGAGTTCGCAGAAGATGTGGAAACAAAGCTCCGCAATACTGTTGTCCTCATTGCACAGGAAGAGGTTCAGATGCCTGTTTACAACCCGGCTGCATTTACATACGGTAATATTGCCGATGTGATAACCGCCATTAAAGTTACTGCCTAATGGATAAGGTTATAATTATACGAGGTAGTCAACTGGAAGTAGATAAGATCATTCAGGAAAACCGAATAAGGAAGGAAATGGGGCTTATTTCCATTGAGGAAGGCGCCCCTAAATCTTCCGAAAAACGCGAGGTTCCTGAAAAACGAGAAAAGACATCTCCGGTTGCGGACAATAAAAATGTTTAATTATGCTCATTGATTATGCTTTTTTTCAAGGGCCGCTATTTATTAGCGGAATAATTTCTCCGGATGTTGCTCCGTCATTGACAACATCTGCTATAACAGGAGATGTGAACAACCATATATCCTATTATGAGACGGAATACCTGATAAAGGTTCTTGGTAAAGAAGTATATGAACAATTTTCCGAATATCTCCAGTCAGAAGAGAAAGAGCCTGTAAAACTGTGGGATGATTTAAAAGGCATGCTGGTTGGCACTATGGGAGAGATGAAAGTCTCTCCCATCGCCAACTACATATACTTTTTCTACGCAAGAAACCATCAATGTGATGTAACCGTCAACGGTGTAAAAAAAGACAGCGATGCCGGTGATCTTGTATCTCCTATGGGGAAAATGGTTTCTGCATGGAATAGCATGGTTAGAATGAACGCAGACCTTTATAAATGGCTTGATACGCAACATATAGAGGGCTGGACGTTCGATAAATCATTATTAAAACCTGTAAACACATTCAATCTATGATAGTAGAGATTTTCAGCGATATATGCAAAAGAGTGTCTTCCGAAGTTGGGTATGACGTGAATTATATATTCGGCGACAGTACATATATAAGGGAGGCCATCCTGACGCAAAAGAAGATACCACAAACCGCCACAAAACGCTTTCCTTTAATCGGGCTTTATACGCCTTTCGTAGAGGATAAGACAGATAGCAAGGTGTATTGCAAGGCTGATGTCAATATAATCATAGCAGTAAACACGCTCAAGGATTACACCAATGAGCAGCGTATAGAAGTATCTTTCAAAGGTTTGTTAAGACCGTTGTATGATGCTCTAATCAAGGAAGTGGGTGCTGAAAAAAGGTTTGATTTTGGATATTCGGGGCATGTGGCTCATTCTTATTCGGAAAATCTTGTATTCGGTCGAAGAGGCGCTTTTGACGCTGACGGAAAGGAGATTGAAGAAAAGATTGATGCTATTGAAATAACTAATTTAAGTTTAACGGTAAAAAAAATAAAATGCTATGGCAACAGATTATAGACAATGTCCGGGGGTTGCAACCTTTAATACGGGAAATTCCGTATGCGTGTTAGACCCCGGCAAGGTAAAAGCTATCATATTGGTAATGCATGGGTATAAGTTACCCAAAACTCTGACAGCGGACGCTTTGGAAGCGGCCTGTCATGCAGACCGACCGGGAAGAATATTTCCGATTAAAACGATTGTGGAATACGCTCCTTCAGGCGGTGAAGCGCAAACTTCAGCGACAGGTTACGGCCCTACAAAAATCACAGGATACTCGCCCAAAAACGATGTATGGACGCTTGAAAATTACGATGCAAGCCTTAAGGCTAATCTTATGGCTGCAAAGAATACAGCGTTTGATGCATATTTTGTAGACGAGAACAACGTGATATACGGCATGAACGACGGTACGGAAGAACTGGCCGGAATCGAACTGTCCGGCGTATATCCGGGCGGACAGGATTGGGATTCTTCCGGCACAGAAGCCAATCTCACTATTGCAACGATGTTCAAGGACTACGAGAAGTACATCAAGAACGCTGGTGTAAAGGCGTGTGACTTTGACGTTGTCGGAGCGCTGAAAGGACTTGTTTATGTTGAGTTGGTTTCAATTGAATCAAAGAAATACAAGCTTGTTGAGCACTTCGGAAGACTTGATATAACCACGTATTACGGAGCGCTGCTTCAAGAAAATGCTACTACTGCATTACCCGGTGCAACAAGTGTATCCTACGCAAACGGTGTTATTACCGTAGGCGAGGGAGAACCGACACTTGCTTCCCCCTCTGTGTTGCAAGGAGCCGGAATCACAGGCATAGAGGCTTGGGGATGAAAGTAGAAGGAATTACATTCAACGATGAGAGAGTAAGAAACATGAAGAAGAGGGACTTCATAAACTCTCATAAGGATGTGTTTTTTCTTGACCGTCCGATAGAGGAGCGTGAAAAGGTGCTTTCTTCCATTTACGAGGATATAGCCTCTTCCGGTGCTCAAAGGCAGAAGAAAGACGGTGATATGTAACTGTGTTGTGTATATTAATTAGGGGTGTTCATTTAGTTCACCCCTTAATTGTATTTGTTATGGCTAATATAATTGATGCGGAAAAAGCCGTAAAACAGTTCGTTGAGGGGTTTGAACCTATGATACGGGATGTAATGGTAGCCCAAAAGAAAGAAATCCAGGTGTACATTACCGAACAGCTGTATTCAGGAGTGAACGGTAATGACAAGCCATTGAGACCAACTTATATAAATGACCCGTACTTTAAGACTAAAGAATCCGGGAACTGGTACAAAAACGCAAAAGGTTATATGCAATGGAAGAAAAGCATAACTCCTCCCTATGCGTCTTCATGGCTTGGCATACCAAGGCGATCACCCGACACACCAAACTTAATAATCAGAGGAGACTTTCACGATTCAATTACAGCTACTCCAATAAACAAAGGGTTAAGAATAGGGAGTGAAGGCATTAGCTTTAGCAGCGACATAGAAAAGAAATACGGTCAGGCAATTTATCGTGTCGGTTCCTATGCCAGAAAATACTTCATAGAGAAGTATATAAAAAAAGGTATTGAAAACTATTTCAGAAAATTCGGCTTGTAATGGGATGTGCATGCGAAAATAAAAAGAGAATGGCAGACATAGCCAATATGAGGATGCTTGCAAGGAAAGTGGCCCAAATGGAGGGTAGGGTATATGTCTTGTATGAGAATGGCGGAATATTCAATTTCTGCCCGCGGGGAGAGGCGTTTAAAGGCGTATTTATAGAGTATGTTTGGTTCTGATATTAAAAATAGAACATTATTTTTTGTATAACCCCCGTAATTTTTCTGCCTTCAAATTGAAAAATATTAAAAATAGAACAGAATGAAAAGTAAAAGCCCCGTTCCGGTTGTATCGGATCAGGGCTTGATTGTCTTAATTAAACGGTCGCGCTTCACAGCGGTACACTATCTTTAA